TCCCTGACTTAATGTCATAGCTGGCACGGATAAAATCGGCTTGCGTTGTCCCGCTCCACTGCTGGGAGAACTCGCGCGCGGCTTTGGTGATCTTGTCGATGCCTTCGGCACCAATCCCCAACGACTGGATCTCACCTTGGGCGCTCGATACTTCACCGTAAGTAGAAACTAACCCTTTAATGGCCAATCCAGCGGCGGCCACTTTAGCCGTATCAACCGCAGCCGCAGTGCCTATCTTCTGGTTTCGCTCTTTTAAAGCGTTCACTCTCTGCTGCTGCTTCGCAATTCGCTCCAAAGCGGTTTGTTCCTGGTTAAGCTGTTGGGTATAGCGGCGAGTTTCCGAAGCGATCCGCTTGGTTTCTTGGTTAAGGTCTTTTGTGGAGACTCCTGTCTTATCTAAGGTGCGTTTCACTTGGTCAAGCTGATCACGCTGCCCCTGGTAAGACTGTTCAAGGCGATCGACCTCCTTCCATTGCTTTTCGACTTCGGCGGTCTGCTTTTTGGTCGGATTGGTCATGCCAGATAATTCGCGTGTCATCATTTGCGCTTTCAGTTTGGCGCGATCTAGCGCGTCAGCGCTGTCTTTGCTGGCTTGCTCCAACTGGCGGAACTGGTCAATGTTGCCAGCAGTTTTCCCCAGGGCAGCGATTTTTTCTTGTGTTTTCTGGATCGCTTCGCCACTCTTTCGAGTCTGATCAGTCACTTTCATGATAGGGGTCGTTAAGTTATCGACCATATCCATGACCAGTGTTAATTTTTGCTTTTGCTCGGACATACCGCCCCCTGATGCTTGAATTGAGTTCGATATACCGCTTCAACAGCATCACGAAGAACATACAACGGTACGCTTTTTTCTTCGGTGTGCCGAAAAACTCGATGGGTATACAAGCGCGTCTCGATAGTTCGGCGATCAAAACCTAACATCTTAGACAACTCAGAAATTGAGCAAAGAAAATGCTCAGGTTTAGTTTTTCGCACTCTAATCTCCTCTCAGTTCACTAGCGAGAATCGCCTCAGCCGCTTCACGCATCACATACACCTTTACGCCTTTCTCAGTTTTAAACGGCTTTACCTGACACCTCTTCAATCGTCGGCGCACAGTGTCACGATTAAGGTCAAATATCTCCCCTAATTCAGTGACATTTTTTAAAAAGAGATGCGCCGTTTTATAGCGCTGTTTAGCCATACCATTCCTCCATCTATGTAAACAAAATCGTCAGAAACACTATGAAATCCATTGAAATCAACACCTCTCACGCCTTATATCACCTAGCTTTCTGCACATCCGTGCTTTACTTGCTGTTGGTGCATAGGAAACCCGAAAAATTCTCGTATACCGCGGGCCTCGCACCCGTGGTTAACTCTCAAAACCCCAGGGTCCCCCGACTTTATAGGGCGAACACCGCGCAACCCCTTGTTCTATAAGGCTCTGTCGCCCCAACCTCATAGAAGCAGCACACCTAGGAAGCTGGCGGTGTTCTGTGATTGTTATTGTCTTCTGTAATAAATTGCGTCATGTGGGCTAAGCTCTTGCTGCGTGTGGCTTCGCTGGCTTTTGGCTCTAGAGATGATCTCAGTGTTATCGTGGTCTCCAGCAGGCTAAGCAGTGGCACATGGTTCTGGCGTAGCCAATCGTGGTACTTCTCCAGGGCTTGCTGCTTCTGTTGCTCTGCAAACGTGTGGATGTAGGTTTGATCTAATCGGTTCATGGCATGGTTCAGTAAGAACTCACACACCATGTAATCAATGCCTAAATCCATCCAGGTCGAACGGGCTAATTTACGGATAGAGTGACTGGTCCACTCGCCTAGACTGATCTCATTAATAAGTTGATTTGCTCGATTACTGGTTATGGCGTTACGGTGTCGCAAATTAGGGAACAGGTACACGCCCTCATAGCCATTTTGCTTTTGCCAGGCTCGATACTGCTTAAAGATTTGAATGGCTTGCTCAGTGAGTGGTAGCGTCAATGCTTGCTTGGTTTTGGTGACAACCTCAGGGATAGACCAACGGCGAGACTCAAAGCACAACTGTGACCATTTCGCTAAGCGGGTTTCACCTATACGGGTCCCATGCAGCAACATGATGAGTAACATCGCTCGTGCCGGCACAGACGCATTCACCGCAGCAGCATGAACCTCATTCAGTTGATCGCCACTTAATTCTGACGGCTTCGGTTTTATCTTGGCTTCAATGAAGTCACTGAACTCAAAACCACCAATTGGGCTTAATTCAATGTGTTTCAGTTTTTGCGCGCGACGAAAGGCCTGTTTCAATACGCCCCATAACGACCGCACGGTCGAAAGTTCGTATTGCTGTTGCAGTGGCCAGAACATCAACTCATCCAGTTTTGCATGATCGAGGTCTTTCACATCCACATGACCAAGCAGCGGGACAAGTTGACGAGTCACCGCCCACTTAATGGTAGTTCGACGGGATGAGGTGATCGTTGTATCGCTTTGACTGCGTGATAGATACCACTGCAACACCTCACCCACGGTTTGAAAACCTGGCTCCAACATGGATAAGTTGGCTTCACAGGCGATCTTGGCTTGCAGCTGGCTTAGGCTAGCAATTACGTCTTTCGCTTTCAGGTGTGGCCAATTACCTACTTTATGCCATTCTGAGCCGCCATTACGGCAGCGCACGACATACCAGGAAGCTTTAGTGCGTTTTGCTCGAAATCGTAGACGCAACGGGTAACGAGGATCACGCAGCTCACTCACCTCATGGTTAGCTTGATGCTTTTTGATTTCACTCTCTGAAAACTTAATAACCTGAGTACCCATTGCGTTTCACTCTTTTTTCAATCGATAAAATAGACTCTAATCGCGGAAATATAACGTCAAATAGCGCCCTTAATCGCACAAGAAGCCGAAGTCGTAGCTACGCGACCAGGCTCAATAACATGATCCACACTCTCAACTAACCATTCACCATTCGCACTTTGTTTATGGTTTTCTAGAACAAGAAATCCTTCCGGTGCAATCTCCGGTGATAATGGTCGAGTAATAGACAGCGAACCATTACCACGCTTTAACTCTCCCAGCTTTGCTATTGCGGCTGTTTTTGCGGCCAGTTGGTCAACATGGTTCTTCTTGATCACGAACTGAGGCTCACCAGCTCCTACCGTTTCAGCCACCCTTACCTGGTTCTGTTCATCAAACCAACACGCAACAACTGATTGATACTCGTCTCTGTCTTTAATCGTAACGCTGCCTGTAGAGTTCTCTGGGTCGCTAATCATCACTCTGGGTAATTCTTTACCACTGACTGACTTTCCAGTCTCTTTTTGCAAGATAACCAGACGATTAGCCGCCATTTTGAAAACCCCGTTATTCGCCTTCGTGAGTCGAGTTAATAAATTCATATCCGATTCACCCAGTTGATCGATATGAGTAAACGTAATACTGGCCATAGAGTCCGCTACCGCTGGCTGATAACCATGTCTATCCGCTATCTGGCTAGCCAACTCTCCCAGGGTTATATCGTCATAACTGTTATCCCTAGGCGCTTTTAATGAGTTCTTCATCTTGGCGGCTTGTGCCTTAATCGTTAGGATATCCGCATCAAGTGGTTCCTCAATTTCGTCTACCGTGTACGTACCGCGATACGAAAGCTCGTTCTCATAGCCAATGTAAATATCAAGCTCAGCGCCAGTAGGCGGTATCTCAACCGCACCATCACGATTGTCGAGCTCAAACTCAGCCGTATCATTCTCAAAACCGACCGAATCATGTAATGACAAACGAATAAGACGATCACTAATTTTTGCGGTGATATCTTGGCGATTAGCCAAGATTTTATAAGCAGCGTTCTTCATTATTGAGGCACCCTAAGCGAACTTTACCGAATGAATTTCCACTCAGTAACAACAAAAAAATGTTGGTTAAATAAAAATTATGGTGGCCACGAGACCAGGAAAATCTCTGCCACCGGTCGGGGTTTTTCAAGCGCACTCACCGACTAACCGCTCCTACCATTTAGAACCACCGGCTGCGCACGTAGGAAGCGCTTCCCTTCAAGTTAAGGGTTGACAGTATTTTCTGTTTCAATGTCTTCTGGTGATGAAGTCATCATTTCTTCACACCATAGAGGAATAGATTGAATAGCCATTCCCTTCATACTTCCAGGGTGACTATAATTTTCAGGGAAACGTTTCATAGCAAAGAACAAACGAGAGTCTCTCACTAAGGTCTTTTCTAATACGAGCTGCCAAACAGCCCCAAAATTCATGGCATATTTAGCCTCAGAAGGACGAATAGCTTGTACCATGTCAAGCAAACTTCTACGCTCTTCTGAATCCAAATCAGCCGTCTTGATCCCCAGAGACTTAACCGAGAAAAGAGCATCTTTCTCGCGCATCAACGTGAACAATTCTTCAAGTTTCTTTTCTATCTCTTGATTAAAAGAACGATATTTCTCTTCATCTTTTTGATGGTTTTTAATAATGCTTCGAAAAAGAGACTCTCGGCGACGTTGTTTATCAATAGCTTCCGCCTCAGCAATCGCTTGTAGCTCTTTTTGCTCCTCAGATTCCAGCAAAGCCAGCTTATCCTTTAAAAGAGCACGAGATTTTGCAGCTTTATCTATGTCGGATTCTTTAAGTGATACAGGCTTGCAATTGTTTAGCGCTTCCTTTGTAGCTTCGATCATGCTTTGAATTGTTTTAAGGTTATCAGTCACAAAATGCTCCTTAGCTATTACTTTCTTTAGGCTTAGTTTCTTTTGACAATAAAACGTCTAACTCAGACAAAGCACGTCGACGGTCATCCAGTTCCAGGAGAATTTTTATGCTCACAGGGTCTCCTGCATCAGCCTGAGCTCTTAATTTTCGAATATAAAAACGACGCTCTTCTTTAGAAGGAAAGAGACCGCGCCCTTGTCTTGAGTTCATATCGCACCTCTTTAAAACGTGGTATGGATACTAGGATGCAAGAAATAAAAACTGTTAAATAGAACGATACGGAAATATCTATTTTAAAAACTCAAAACAACGAAAGAAGGCACTCATGAATAAGAGAACGAAGAAAATCCAAAAGCGAAACGCCAAGAAAAAGGCAGCAAAAAAACAGAT